TGACCTACGCGCAGTACGTCAGCAACGGCTACCACTACGCCGACTGGCTGCAGCTCAGTTTCTTCGGCAAGGCGCGATGTGCATTTCGCGGTTGGCCTCGGTATCTGACCATTTCGCTGAGCCCTTTCGCTCTTCGGGCCTACCGAGATTGGGGCTTCGCCACTTCGCAGGACTGTGAGTACTTTCATCTTGGGCCTCTGGTTCTCAGCTGGTGGTGCAAGTGACACACACCGACATCGTCACCGAAGAGCTGCCAACGCTCACGAAGGAAGAGTTCTGGCAGGCGCTGCGCATCTGCGCACCGAAGATCAAGCGCAGTACGTTCGAGCGGGACTGGAAGCGCTTCATTGGTCTGAAGGTGCGCGACGAGTTGCATCTCGGCCCGCTGCAGTCGGTGAAGTGATGGGCTGGTTTACCGATTGGCTTGTGGCTGAAGACGAACCTGTCGTCGAGCCGACAAAGTGTGAAAACTGCGGTAAGCCTCTCGCCACAGCGCGAGCCGCGCATACTCTTGCAGGACTTGCCGCGTGCTGCCCCGACTGCCTCATGACGGACACGCCTTGCGGGTGCCCGACGTGAACGCACAACTGACCGAACAGCAGTTTGAAAACGAACTCCTTATCGAGATGGAGGAGTGCTTCGACGACTTCGAGCGATACGTGATGTTCGCTTTCAACTGGGGTGAAGGCGAGCTGGCAGAGCATGACGGACCTGACACATGGCAGCGGAAGTTCATGGAGGACATCCGCAAGACTCTCAAAGGTGATCCGCAGGCGTCGATCCGTCTGGCGCGCTCCTCGGGGCACGGCGTGGGCAAGACCGCGGTAGTGGCGTGGCTGATCCTCTGGTGCATGTCAACGCGGCCGCATCTCTCCGGCGTGGTCACTGCGAACACCATGATGCAGTTGAACACGAAGACGTGGCGCGAGCTTGCGCTCTGGCACAAGCGCGCGATCAATCGCCACTGGTTCAAGTGGAGTGCCACGAAGTTCTGGCACGTCGACCATCCTGAAACATGGTTCGTTGCAGCCGTACCGAATTCAGAACACAACTCTGAAGCGTTCGCCGGCTTGCACGCGAAGTATGTGCTCGTGATTTATGACGAAGCTTCGGCGATTCCAGACAAAATTTGGGAAGTGACCGAAGGCGCGATGACGACTCCGTGCGCCATATGGGCCGTGTTTGGCAACCCCACAAAGAACACTGGTCGGTTCCGGCAGTGCTTCGAGCAGGACAAGAAGCGCTGGATCACCGCGAAGGTCGACAGCCGCACCTGCAAGATGACCAACAAGGTTGAGATCAACGAGTGGGTAGAAGTGTATGGAGAAGACAGCGACTTCGTGCGCGTCCGCGTGCGCGGCGAGTTCCCGCGCACGGGCTCGATGCAGTTCATCTCCAGTGATCTTGTCGACGACGCGATGCTCCGCGACATGCCGTTCGAAGCGTACTGCATGCTCCCTGTCGTTCTGGGAGTCGACGTGGCCCGTTACGGAGATGACAAAACGGTCATCGTGGCCAGACAAGGACGGAAAGTTCTCGAAGTCCAGAAGTACCGCGAGTTCAACACGATGCAGACTGCGGTGGCTGTGGTTGCTGCTATCAAGGAGCATCGTGCTGCTGTCACTTTTGTTGACGGCAATGGTCTTGGCGCCGGCGTTGTTGATCGCTTACGCATGCTCGGGTACGAAGTCATCGAAGTGAATGCCGGCGAGTCGGCACGAGAAGACGAGACGTACTACAACAAACGCGCTGAAATGTGGGGCCGCATGCGTGACTGGATCAAGCTTGGCGTGGACTTGCCGGCTGACATGGATCTGCGCGCTGCGCTCATCGGGTTGGAGTACGACTTCGATGACAAGGAGCGCATCAGACTCGAACGGAAAAAGGACATGAAGAAGCGTGGTCTCCCAAGTCCGGACGAAGGAGACGCGCTGGCGCATACGTTTGCTGAAGAACTCGGCGACCTGAAGAAAGGTTGGTTCGAGCCAGACGATGAAGCGTTCGAGCCAGCAGCTGCGGCCTGAACTAACATAGAGTTAACCGAAACACCGTTTTTGGTAACACGAACTTTACTTGGAGGTGATCCCAGATGTCGAACGAAGTGAAAGCCAAGATTTACCGCGAGATGATCTCGGAGTTGAATGCTCGCGAGACGCCGCTGCGTAACGAACGCAGACGACTTGAGGCTGCGGCCTCGCGCATCACCGAGATCGACGCTGCGCTCGAAGTGATCAAGGAAGAGCGACAGGAGTACGTTGATGCGCTTACGCCGCTTGAACCGCAACCCGTCGAAGCCACGCCGAAGTTCGACCGATGAGCACTCGTAGCAAGGCGCAAGCCAGTGTCACGTATTACGACTCCGTCAGCCTGCGGTCTGCAGCTCGCACGGCCATCGTCAATTGGGTCAACGCACAGGCGACTGCGCTCTCCAATGATTCTACGCCGAAGGCGTTCAAGCGGAAGTACGTCGCTCAGTATCTCACCGGTGCGGCCAAGTCGAGTGTGCTACAGGCGCAAATCGAGCTGACGGATTCCGCCAAGTGGGATGCGACCACGCGCAGCGCTGTTGTCGCGTGGCTGCAAGCCGTCGCTGCGAAGCTCACGGCGGATGCAACGCCGCTTACGTTCAAGCGCACGCAGGTGTTTACGTTCGGGCGCTGAAGCATGGCCAAATACGTCATTGCGTGGACCGAGCGGTACGAGCGGATCGTTGAGAGGAAGGACATCAACGAGGCCGCTCAGCACGCGAAGTTCGCAGTGGCGCAAAGGCCCGGCGCAGTTCTTCTGTCGGTAGAGGAGGTCAAAGATGAAGCCCCAAAGTAATCGCATCCTCTTGCCGGGGTTGAACGGCCGAGAGATCACAGCGGACTACAACAAAATCTTCTTGCATGAAGGGACAAGTGAGCGTCGTGCGAAATTGGAAATGTTCATCGCTAAGCGACTGGGTGAACGCGTGGCTGCTACGTATCCTAACCGTCAGTGGAGCGTTGAGGTTGATCTGGATAATCAGATGGTGGTGCTGATGTGCCCGAGCGTGTCTACCACCAAGGGCTACCATCTGCATTTCCGCACGCGTACCATCCACGACATGCAAGCGGCGGCTGTCAAAGCGGCCGGCGAGATCCTTGAACGGCACAACATCTCGCGCTCGAATCGGTTTAACCCCGAGGTGTTGGAAACGTTGCCGCGTGATCTGCGCGACAACGTAATCGCAGTCGACGCGAAGCCGGAGCGTTACTGATGGGCGAGGTACGCACGCTGGCGCCTAAAGGCAACGACACGCCTGAGCAATTCGTCACGAACATCACTCAGCACATTAAGAAACTTCGTGAAGATGGCGCGAAGAACATCAATGTGGTTTGCGTTATCTCTTACGAGGAACTAATCGACGAGGAACTGATGACGAACTACCGCGGCGGTTGGACAAGCAGCATGCCTCGTGAGCGCGTTTACTATGCGGGCGGTTGGATGCAGCAGCGCTCGATGAAGGAGTACTCTGATGACGCCTGAGCAGAATGGTTATTCGCGCACGCCCGCGGACTTGCCGCCGGGCATGAGCGGCGAGACGATGATGCCACCGCTCGGCGGTGCGAAGCCCACCTCTGGCAGCACTGAGAGCACGATGTCGGAGTCTGACGCGTGGGCCATTCAGAAGGCGCGACAGATTTACGTCAGCTCTGCGAACTACAAAGCGCAGAACGTGACGAATCAGTGGGAGCGCAACCTGCTGCACTTCCGCAATCAGCATGCACCCGGCACGCCGTATGGTCGCGCTGACTGGAAGCGCTCGCGCACGTTCCGACCGAAAACACGCGCCAACGTCAAGTCGCAAGAAGCGAGCGCCGCTGCGGCGGTCTTCTCGACGCGCGACATCATGTCAGTGGAAGCGCGCAACCCAAATGATCTGGAGAACGTGGCGTGCTCGGAAGTCGTCAAAGAGATCGTTCAGTACCGTCTCGAAACTAATGCACTGTCTTGGTTTCTGACCGTGATCGGCGCGTATCAGGACACCAAGGTCTACGGTGTCTGCATCAGTCACCAGAACTGGGACTACCAAGTCAAGGTAGAGACGGTGCCTGCAGTTGACGAGCAGGGCCAGCCGATCATGGGCACTGTCGTCGGCGAGAACGGCGAGTCTGAGCAGATACCGATGGGCCGCGAGCAGAAGACCGTCATTCAAGACAACCTCGCGGTGGATCTGATCGAGCCGGAGAACTTCGGCTTCGATCCGATGTGCGACTGGCGCAACCCCGCGCAGACTTCGCCTTACCTTCTGTGGATGAAACCGATTCATGCAGGCGATGCGCTGGCGCTGAT